CCCACACCTTTTTCATTGCTTCGATGTACTCTTTCAGTTCCATGGCCTTGCCCTCCTTGGGGGTTGCCCGTGTGACCGTGCCTCTATCCGAGGGTCACGGCCCGCTGCGTCATGTCCAGGAGGAGGGCTAGGCCCTCGTCCGGGACGGTCTCGGAGGCCCCTGATGCGGGCGTGTCCTCAACCTTGTCGCCGGGTCCCGGGGTGACGGGCTTGGCCCCCTTGGCCGCGGTGGAGTCCTCGGACTCCTCACCGCCGGCCGCCAGGTCCTCGTCCCCGTCCTCCAGGAGGGCGGAAAGCGTGTCAATGGTGGTCTGAATAGACTCGCGCCGGGTGGCCTTGACGGCCAGGACGCGGGCCTCCAGGTTGGCCGGAAACGCCGTTACCGAAACCTCGCGGAGCGCCAGCTCCACCAGGTGGCGAATCCCGCCCACCATCTTGTCCTTGATAACGTTGTAGCCGATAGACAGGCCCTTGATGGCCTGGGCCTTGAGGAGCGCGTAAATCTCCCGCGCCCGCTGGACTTCCAGGACCAGCCGGCCCTTGACCTCCAGCCCTACCGGCCCGTCGTTGGTGACCTCCACGGTCCCGATAACCTCCGTGGAGTTGTGCGCGTCCAGTAGCGGGAAGGTGGCTCCCATGCGGTCAAACGTCCGCTTGAACGCCCCCGCGTCCACCACCTCGTCCACCTGGTCCACGTTGCCGTAGACGGAGGCCAGGCCCACAAAGGTCCCATCCTCCGCCAGCTCCTTGATCTCCAGCCGGAAACCCTTGACGCCCCGCACCCGTCCGCCCATACTCTCCCCCTTGGGACGAAAGAAGGCCCTCTCCGGGCCGTGTCCCTTGTCTCGGGGTGTCCGGTACTCCGGTCACCCGTTCGCGGCTCTCCGCCGCGTTGTGTGGATTTCCCGGCCGGTCTAGGGCCGGGACTAGGTTTCGTCTACCACCGGGCCGCCGTCCTCCGGCCGCTCCGCCAAATAGATCACCCCACAGCGACAGTTAGGGTGAGCCGGAGGAAAGTCCAGGCCATAGGAGAACTGCTCGTCCAGCTCCCGAACCTGGCCCGCGAGCTCGTCCCCGCACACCGGACAGGTCATCTCGTCCTCAGCGGAGGCCCACTCTTTCCGGACCCTGGTGAGGACCACTCCAGCGGTCACCGCGTTCTGGACCTGCGCCAACTGGCCGGCGTTGAACGCCCAGCAGCTCTCCGTCCGGGCTATCCGGTCCGCCCGCCGGCGGAGGAGAAACCCCTGGTAGTTTTGGACGCTGTGTTCCACTGACCGGGTGGTGTAGCCGTCCGCCACGAGCCGCTCCCGCCAGCGAAGGACCGCCTTGGCCTCCCGCTCCGTGAGCCCCACCATGGGCCGGAGCACCTTGGCCAACTCGTTCACCGTCAACGGAACCTCGCGGGTGGCCTGGTAGGCCATGACCGCCCGGACCGCGTTTCTCTGCTCGTCCGTTACGTTCTTGATGAGAGCCCAATTTCGGGTCCGGAGCGCGTCCCCCATGAGCTGGGCCGTGGGGGTCAGGACCAGCGCCGGATTGGACGCCTTGTCCATGGCCGCCAGCAGCTCACGCTGGTACGGCTCCAGCCTCATGGCCACCAGGGAGACGTACTCTTGCCGCCACCGCTCCAGAACCTCCTCCGAGAGCTGGCCGTCCCGTATGGCGTTGCGTATCTCCTGGTACTTGAGGGCCGCCCCCTGAGCGTTGGTGGTGGAGTAGAGCCACCGCGCCAGCCTGGGCTCCCTCGTGGCCAGGAGCCGGCGGAGGAGCCCCGTCACGTCCCGGGTATTGACCGGAATGGGTTTGAGCCACGGGGGAATGTAGCTTCCGGGCTTTGGAGGTGCTGTCCCAGCCACGTCTCACCCCCCCTACGTCCCGCCCCCGTCCCCGTCTTGTCCCCCGCCTGTCCCTGCGGTGTCCGCCCCGGACAGCTTGGAGACCGGGTCTACAATCAGCCCCCCACTCCCCACCACCGCCTCCAGCGGGGACACCCCACCGAACACCAGCACCACGTTCTGCTCCGGCTCCGGGTCATAGCCCAGGGCCTCCCGCGCCTCGTCCCGGCTCAGGAGTCCCACCTTGTAGTCCTCGCGGACCCTGGTGTGGGCCTTGTCCTGGTCCTCCCGGAGCGCCTCCACCTGGTCCCCGTCATAGGTGACGCTGGCCCCGTCAAAACGGGACCCCAGCCACGAGGTGAACATGGCCGCCAGCACGTCCGCCAGGGGGAGAACCGTCTCGGTGTAGAACGCCCGGCGGGCCTCCTGGTAGTTGGAGTAGGTTTGGGACTCCGTGTCCCCAAGGAGCTGGGGAGGAATCCCCAGGGCGACAGCCACCTCGCGGGCGGAGAGCTTGGAGAGCTCCGGAGCGCCTATCTCCGCGACCGTCATGCTCCCGCGGTCCAGGGTGGCCCCGCCGGTCAGGATGAGGGTTTCGCCGCGACCGCTCCCCTTCCACTGACCCAGGCTCTCCCGAAGCCTTTCCTTGTCCTCCTTGGACAGCGTGACCCCGTCCGGGTAGAGGATGGTGAGCCCCGCCACCCCCATGTTACGGAGGACGGTTTTCGTGTAGCTCCTGGCCTCGTTGTTGGTGTCAATGGAGTTGGCCGCCGCCACGAGGGGGCTCTGGCCGTAGACCTGGTCCAGCGGATTCCAGAACTTGAACTGCCGGACCGCACACCAGCCGGCCTCGTCCACCAGGTAGGTGTCCTCAGTATCCCCGTGGCTGTAGACGTAGCCGCCCACCGCTCCCACTTGCTTGGTGGGAATGACCTTGATCGCGTTGGGCGGGAGGACGTAGAGCTCCCGCGGCTTTCCGCCGCCCAGGACCGTCATGGGGTAGGTGTTGCCGCTCAGGATGAGGCACCCGAGGAACTCCTCCAGCCACTCCGGGAAGCTGACCAGGGGGTTTGGGGTCTTGAGGAGCTTGACCAGGCCGTGGTCCTCGCCGGCCGGCTTGTCCCCCGCCAGGAGGACCTCCCAGGGAATCCCCGCCAGCGCCGTGACTAGCATCCGGACCGCCCGGTACACGTAGGGGTTGGCCTGGTACGCCTCCCTGGCATAGGTCTCGTATTTCCAGTCCGTCCAGGCCGCTTGACCCGGGAACATGACCAAGGACGCGGGCCGCGCCGTGGGGCTGGCCACGCCCTTGACCCCCAGGAGCCCCGCTAGATAGTCCCTCACTCGCGCCATACCCCCACCCCCTCAGCCTCTCAGGCCACCATGGCCTCAACCTGTTGACCTTGCATCAGCGCCCGGAAGGCGTAGGCCGTGGCGTCTACCCCATCGTCGTGCTCCCCAATGGGGAACGCCAGCACCTCGTCCTCGTACCACTCCTCCAGGCCGGGAGCGTGGTGGTGCAGCTTGTGCTCGTACCGCGCCGCCACCGGCTGGAACCGCGTCACCTTGTCCCTGTCCGCTTGAGCCGCCCTCACCGGGAGCGCCGTGGTCCGGAGGAGCTCCTGAACCGCCGCCGCCTGGTAGGCCACGGACTCTATGAGAATCCGCCGCGGGGACCACTTGGCCGCCGCCGCTATGACCTGGTCCTGGGTCACCTTGAAAGACCACCGCCCCCGCTTGACCCACAACGTCCAGGTGTGGCCGGCGTAGGGGTGGGGCTTTCGCTCCTTGCCCTCTCCGATGGTCTCCGGGGCCTTCCCGAGCGCCGCCAGCGCCGTGTAGTCCGCCATGGCCCGCTCGGATATGGCCAGGTCTACTCCGAGGACCACCTCTAGGTCCGCCGGGGGCTGGACCACCGTGATGTCCGAACCCTTCACCATGGCCCCCTCGCCGGAGACAAACTCCGCGAGGAACTCCCTGCGGTACGCCACCTCCGTGATAGATAGCCGGGCCTCCGCTATCTCCTCCGGGGCTATGAAGGGGTTGGAGGCCGTGGGAAACCGCCACGAGCGCCAGGCCGGGTCAAAGGTCGGGGATTTTGGGTTACCCCGCTCCCACGCCTGGCGATACCAGCCCCGCTCCTCCGCCGGGGTGGACACGAACAT